ACTCGCCGTAGCGCAGGTCGTTCACTTCGGCCAGCTCGATCATGGCGAGCCTCAGGAAGGCGTAGACTTGCGGCCGGGTCATGCCCATGTTGGTGATCTTCGGTCGCTTCATGGCCGGCGCGCCGGTGGCCGCGTCCGTGACCTGCGTTTCGTAGTGCAGCGTGTAGGTTCCGGCGGGGTCTTGCGCGCCCTCGAACAGTTTGCGCGCGACGAGCTTGCACGATCCGGCCAGGTAGTCGATGAAGCTTTGGTCAACGCCGTTGAACTCGATCCGGTCTTTCAGTTCGATGGCATCCCCGTTCAGGATGACGGTTGTCACGGTCGCATTGAATTTAGTCACAGTTCCTCCACAGTGCAAAAATAGCGCAGGCGCAGATCGCGACGACGACGCACAGCAGGCAGCTCCAGAAAAATCCGGCCAGGATCGTCTCGATCCCCTGCCAGAAAACGAATTGCGCTGTATAGGTCATTGACTGGACATCGGGTAGCGCATCAAACGCCAGCGCAGCCAGTGGCGCCGCCAGCTTCCGGACGTGGCGATCAGGCCACGATGGCGAAGTTGTACCGGTGTCATTGCTCGACCGAACGGCGGAAGGTAAAGCCGGTTCCGCAATCGGCTTGAATAGTGAAGTTGTTGCTGGCGCCGACGCCGGCGTTGACGGAGCCCGATCCGGTAATGGCGCCCTTGCCGGCGCATTCAATATCCACCGGATGATTAATTCCAGAGAATGACTGGCCGCCGGTTGCGCAGCCGGCGAATAGAGGGAGAAGTAGCGCGATGAGTAGCGTTTTCATTTGGGTGGGCCTTTAGGATCAACCAGCGCGGCGGTGAAGATACCAAGCGCCAGCAGGGCGTCGCGCAGAAACGCGACCAACGGCTCTACCGGCGACCGGCCGAGATAGACAAAAGCCGCCCAGGCCATGAACAGCACCAGGGACAGCCCGATTTTTTGACGTGTGGTCATGATTTCCCTTTCATAAAAGCGCGCTCGATAGCCGGTACATTCGACGCGACCAGCCATTGCGGAATCGCGCCTGCGTCGGGTCGCGCGCGACAATCCCGGCGTAGAAGGCATTGCGCAGATCCATGTAATCGTCAATCAGTACCTTGATCCGGTTGCGCATTACGTAGTCATTAACGGCATATAGCGTCTTCGGCCCTATGGCGCCGTCAACCGGCGACATGACAACAGCCTGCAGCCACTTGGACGCGCGGCTGACGCCGTGCTGCACGGCTGAATCGAAGACCATCAAATCGATGCGCGGGGCCAGGTCGTCGCCGTGGATGCGGCGCCAGTAGTGGTTCCGGTAGATGGCGGCAACTTCCTCATTACTGATCAGGCGCACCGAATGCAGCGGCAGGCCGTGCGATTCCTGCCAGTCGTCATAAGTGCGCTGGGTGATGCCCTGATTCGTCGCGCCGCCGTGGTCTGCCGGGTCATCCACATAGCCGCCCTCGGCGCGCAGGACGAAGGCGAGGCAGTCCGGGTAGCGGTTGGCGGTCATTTGGTCGGTCCTTTCAGATCAGGGAAGGGTCAAAAACTTCCTTTCGGCCCATTTTTCCAGCGCGAACAGCCCACGGCTGCCCATGTGGCCGGCGATGCCGATCAGCGCGGCGGTGACCAGGGGATTGATTGCCGATGCTTCACACAGCCAGAAGGTGATCAGGCCGGAAAATCCGCTGGTCATCAGCTCGCCCACCAGTTCGACCAGGTTGAACGGCCTCGCCTCGCCGGATCGACGCTTGCGCAGGAAGCTGATGGCGCCGCCCCATGCGGACAGGAAGACGATCCAGACGTAGGTAATGAAACTGTAGGTGGTGGGGTCTTTTTCAGGCATGTCAATCTCCTTAAATATCCGCCGTCACGCGCACCACGTTCGTACCGTCAGCATAGATGATGGCACGCTTTCCAGCAGCAACGACAACTCCGGTTCCAGTTGCCCCGATGAACTGGAGGCCAAATCCACCTGTGGTGTTGTTGAAGACCGTCCACTGACGTGCTCCAAGGGGTACGGTAATGTTGCGCTGTAGGGTCAGGGCGCCGGTGAATTCCAGGATTTGCGGAAGGGCCTCGCCAAGGGTGAGGGTATAGTTTGCGTCACTCAGAGCTTTTACTGTCCGCCCGCATACGGGGTAGTTTGGGATTCGGTAGTCAGTGTAGTTTGTTACCGTAGCCGGCCCAGTTATAACAGCATAAAGCGGGATACTTCCTGAGGTAAATCCTGTTGTGTTCTTACTCACTACCCCTGCACGAGTCGCCTCTACATAGTTGGTATTTGAGGCAGTTAAGGTTACAGTACCGTTTGCAATAATAGAAAATGAACTATCAACAAGCCACCTCCCCCCGTAGTACCCCCAAGTCAACCCAGAGCACGTAGATTGACGACGACCGAAGATCGTGGCGGGGCTTGCCGCGTCAAAATAGGCGTTTGCTGTAACTTCCTTCGAAGCTTGCGATTGGGCAATCGCGTCAAAAGTTGGGGTTGAGTCTGACATTGTGTTACCTCGTAATGGATGTGGTTAGTGGGTATCCGCGTCCGACGACAGCAGAGATTTGATAAATCTTGACGTACAGCGTGGCTTGATTGCTTCCGAAGTCCGCCACCTGTTCAGCGCTGGTGTAGGTCGCCGTGGCGGATGTCAGGCCAGTAATCGTGCGCTTGAGCGTGGTGTAGGCGCCGCTGCTGTATATCTCCACGTCGTAGAGTTCAGAGGATTCTCCGAGCGAAGCATCAACCAGATCACGCCATGCGCCGCCGATGCGCGTGCGGCGAATCCAGGTCAGCGTCCAGTCGTTTGTTGTCGGATGGCGGTTGCCGTTCAGATACACCGGGCTCAACGGCTTGAGGTTCACCGCCGAATAGGTGAAGGCGACCTGGTCGGACGCGGAGGAACTGATCGCGCGGCCTTCCGTGACGGCCTGATAGGACCGCGCAAGGCCGATGCTATTGGTATTGGAGGTGAGGAAGGACAGCGACGTATCGAGCGCAATCACCTCATCGCCGGAAACATGCGTCGACATCGCCCACTCTGTCCCAGCCCTGCCGCGCAGCAGGTTGGTCAGCACGTAGCTTCCATCCCCCTGCAGCGTGCAGGTCTGCGCAGCTATAATTTCCCATCGTCCGTGCGCGCCGTAGGCGAAGTGGTTGGCGCCGTTGAACATGGATAACTCGCTGACGCTGCTGGGCTCCGGACCATAAAAATTCACAGCGAGCGTGCCGGCCTTGTCGATCAGATCGGTCCCGACCACGCCCAGCGCATTGGACGCCACACCCATGGTCGCACCGGGGGAAGATACACCCTGCACATCCACCCAGGTCTGCCCGTTGTCATCGCTGCGAAACAGCACGCCGCCTGGCCAGCCCGCCAGATACCCCGTCATTGCCATGGGGAAACCCGCTGTGTTCAGATCGTCCGCCAGGGTCGGAATATCCAGCAGCGCCACGCGTGAATCTCCAGACAGCTTAAGGGCAACGCCCGTCGACGCACCCGCTGCGCCGACCGCCGCCGCTGTATAGACCGCCGTCGAATCGTACTTCGCCGCGCATTCAACACGCCCGTCCGACGTGTAGGTGATTGACGTCAACCGCAGTCTATAGGTCGCTTCGTTGGCGTTGACCACGATGACATCTCCAGGCTCCAGCGCACCACGGCTTGGTGGCAAGGCAAACGTCAGGTCGTAGCGTTCCAGCCAATAGAGGTAGAGCAGCGTTTCTGCTGTTTTGGCCGCCTCCGCACTGCTCATCACGAGCGCCAGGCTGATCTCGGAAACATTGACCGCATCGGTATTCAACCGCTCGGCATACTGCTGGCCCGAGTCATATTCACGCTCGACGTCGAGGTAGCTCAGGACCACTCGCCGCGGCAGTACGGAATCCATCTCGCGGCTATTGGTGACCGACACGCCCGGCGCATCGCCAATACCGCGCGCATCGAGTTCGGAAGCCGCAATCGTTGCCACGCTGGCGCTGCCGCGTGGCTTGAATTTGATCTTGTAGCCGCTCTGCACAACGTTGAATGGCCACGCAGCTTGAAGCGGATCTATCGACGAGCGGATCGATGAGACGTTTGTGGTTCGATAGCCTTTTACCAGCGACGTCAGAAGGGATACGTCAATGTCGCCAGATGTGAGCAGGGCGCTTTTCAGGCACTCGGCAGAAACAACAGAAGACAATGATGTTGTGCCGTATACTGGTTTATCTGTTTGTACTATGTCTCTGAAAAGAGTCTTGCTCGTGATGATGCCACGAGACCTGACCATCAGGTTCCCGAACATCCTGAACTCAATATTATTGTGTGAGCCTATACCCGTGAAGGTAGGAACTGTTCCTACGTTTATCTCCCCGCCCGTCAAATCGTCACGAATGGCCCAAAGCGTGCTGCCATAGGGTTTGCACCAGTAAATGAGCCCGGCGTCAGCACACAACCGCATTCCACCTTCCAGGTTGTTTAGTGTGACTGTCAAAGAACCGAGCAGGTTCAGAGAAGTGTCATATTTCCTGATGGCCGAGTTGCCAAGGATGTAAACAAACGACCCGTCTGTACATCCTGCCCAGTTTTGCGATGGCAGGGCTATTACAATCTCCGGACCTAATTTGTACCTGACACGAAGCGTCGTTGTTCCGGTAAAAATCAGCACATCGCCCTGCTCGTAGAAGGTTCCGTTTCCATCGTTCACCTCGCCCCACGTTGACAAGGGGAACATCTGCGTATGCCCATACATGTAGCGATCCGGGTTGTCCGATGTGCCGTTTAGCGGAACCTCGGTCCCTGGAACTGCAATCGTTTTTGTGAAACTGAACGCCCCCAGCCTGGAGTCATAAACACTATAGGTGGAAGATGCCGGATAGTTATTATCCCAATTGGGCACATAAACCCGCACGAGGTCCAGCGATAGATAGTGCGGCTTCGCAGAGAAAGACGGATTTGTCACCGGGCTGGAGTATCCGGTGGTGACGCTGTCGACGACAGTCATGCCCGCATTCGATTGCACGCGCACCACCTCGACCTTCACCTGCACGCCGACGAGCGAGTTGTTGTAGGGGGCAAGCTGGAGGTCGTTGAAGACGATATAGGCCAGGCCGCGATAGGCGGGTGTGTTGGCCACGCCAAGCGTCGCTTGCATTCGCGAGTCAGCAAGCTGCGACGCGCTCCCCGTGTGTAAAGTGAATACTGAGCTGGCCTGGTTGCTGGCGATAATCGTGGCCAGATCGGTTGCGCCTGCGTCGTAAAACAAACGGTTACCTAGCCATATACGGCGAATCCCTGCGATTGGCGTCCCGTCCGTGCAGTCGAGCAGGCCGACGGCAAAGGTCGCGGAGTACGAAAATGTCGTCGTCGTCGTTTTCGGCCCGCCGCCCTTGCCTCCGCCACTCGTCTCTTTCCTCTGCGTCTCCTTGAGCTGGTTGTTTTCCAGCCAGAAGATATTGCCGACGACCGGAAACGTACCGTAGCCGCGCGGGATGAAGGCGCCATAGGTCGCGGTGGCCACCGACAGGTCGGAGAGTCTCGGACCCTGATTGACCGGCCCCTTGGGCGGATCGAGATAACCGCCGATGGCGATCCCGATCTGCGCGCCGTAGAGAGCGCCTTTAGGACCGGCAACGAAGAAGCCGCCGACTGCACCAAGAACGCCGCCAATTGCCTGCCCGCCGGTACTCATACCAATCCCTTGAAGCGATACGCGCAAACGATGCGCGCGGCCCATACCGATGACAGCCGGTGCTCGCAGACCCTACCGACCGAGGCATAGCTGTGGATGATCGTCTCGCCCGCCAGGATCGCCAGATGCTGCGGGTCGCCGGCGAAGCGGATCAGCAGCACATCGCCCGGCTGGCGGTCCATCGCCGCGACACGCTCAAGACACGGCTGCTCGTCAAGCGCACACTGGAGCTGCCCGTGCGACGGCGACCGGCTGTAGCCTGTCCGATCCACATACTCGGCGCCGAGCGACTGCGCCACCGCCACTACCAGCCCGGCACAGTCGAGCGCCACGCCGGGGATGCGTCCCTGATGCAGAAACGGCGTACCGAGGCAGGCGCGGGCAGCGGCAAGAATTTCGTCGGCGCTCATCCGCCCCCCACCTGGCTGTACTGGCTGCTCGTCGGAACGTTGGAAAAGCCCAGAAAGTTGATTACGTTGCCGTACTTGTCGCGGCAATCCTCCAGGCGCTTGCGGCAGCCCGGCACCATCGAGTACGCATCGCCGATCACCGGCGGGTAATGAAACGGCTCGAAAACCTCGATCGTGCCGTCCGCCTCGTAGCGCTTCACTTCACGCAATTTCAGCCCGGCGTTGGCGCCGCTGGTAAATGCCAGCGTGCCGTAAGCAAAATAATCCGCCGCTTCGCCGCGTGCCGAATCACGCACGATCAACGAACTCGTTACTCCCGTCAGCGTACCAGTGACGGTCAATGAGGGCAGGCTGATGCCACAGCCAGCATCCCCAAAAGTGCGGGAGCATGCAGCGGTATAGGTCAGGCCAACTGATTGGTTGAGCGCGTCAAGCAGGCCCATCTCCTCAATTTTGTAGCTCTGATCCATAAGCGTTGCCTTGCCGAGGAAGCTGGCGACGATAGGCTCTTCATCTTCTACCGGGGCGTTCCACGTCGTCGCGAATAGGTAGGCACGGGCGTTGTCGAAGATGCCGCTGGCGATCTCGTTATACCCAATCCCGGCAAGCCCTGATATCCCCTCAAGATCGATCAGTGACGGATTGAGCGCCGCCGTCGCGCTGTATCCGCTGAAATCATATCCTGATGCGGATAGATAGGTGTGCCCGCCCATCACCAGGTCGCGCACATGGCGCGTTAGATAGATCGGCGATCCTGTCACCGGCACGATGCGCAGACAAATTACCCGGTAGCGATAGTCGGCAATCACTGCTTTCATGGATTCAACAACTCCACGATGTCGATGGCGCCCGCTTCGCGCACGTTGAGTGCGACGTGCTGCACGTCGATGCGTGAATTGAAGCGGCAGGGGATGTCGAACTCACAGCCGGCGGTGAGCGCTTCGGCGGCCTGTGGCTGCGTTTGCGCGGTGCCGCCGCTGGTCCAGGTCGAGAAAGCCGTCGAGTTGATGGCCACGGTGATCGTGGTGGCGCCGATGGCGGTGATCTGGCCGCGCAAGCCGTTGATCTGCGTCATGCCGGCGACACCGGAGAAGTACACCGACTCACCGACAAGGAAGGTATGCGAGCCGACCGTGACGACCGCTGACGCGGCCTTGGTGATGCCGGTGATGCTGCGTGATTTGTTGGCGGCGAACGCGACCTGCCCGGTGGTTGTGCTGACCGTCCAATTGACGACCGGCGCTATCCACTGCTGACGCGGCCGACGAAGAGGGAA